AGTTATGCCAAATAAAGATTCTAGTTGGAAAAACGTTAAAGATTGGGCTAAAGGAAAAGCTAAGTTACAAAACGCAGTTTTACAGCATCCTGAAGAAGGTTCTACTCCATCATCATCCATTTATAATTTTATAAAATCAAAAAAGGACAATAATAAGGTTAATATATTAAATTTTGACCAATATAAAAAATTAGGAAAGTCATAATGAAGTCTCATCGTATAAGAACTTCCAACGGAAGCAAATTAAATATAACAGGCACCACTTCTGCTTATCGAGTGTTAAATTATATATGGAGAGCAGGTTTAAGCGGTAGGAGATACACTGATATACTTAAGTACATAGTTGAAGAAATTAAAGGCATGACGTACGATAACAGCATGAGAGGACATTGGGGAAATAACCTACAAGGTTCATACGATCGAGCTGGATTATTACCTAGGTTTACATATAAGAATAAGAATGGAAGATATGTGTTATCAGATAAAGAATTAATTTCTCATTTTAAGGAAATTAAGTTTGCAGAAGATACATCTGATGGAATGGTAAAGTATGATTCGACTGGAGATAAATATTGGTATAAAAATGGAGATTTACATAGAGACGGCGCACCTGCTATTGAAAAGGCAGACGGAACTGAAGTGTGGTATATTAATGGTAGTATTATGACCGATGCTGAAGTTAGAAGAGCAAAGGCTAAAGAATACGGGTTACCCGACGAAGACCTTGATATGTTATATGACCTGGGATTATTTGAAAAAACTATAGACGAAGATATGATTGCACCTATGGATTCAGGACAAGGATCACCTGGAGGTTTCTTTCAATCCCCAGAAAGCATGCCTACTTCTATGGATACTTATTCTTTATTAGGACCAATGCAGCCTATTAAAAAAGTTAAAAGTAAGAAGAAGAAGAAGAAGAAGGCTAATAAAGTATTATCATTCAAAGATTTCATAGGTTCAACTAGGAAATAATTAATAGTTACAATTATTAGATTTATTAATAAATAATAAAAAGACATTAGATGGCAAAAGTTTTTAAAACCTTAAATAAACTATCTCAAGCCGTGGGCAAAGTCACATCAGCAGGTTCCGGATCAGATCCATATGGACCATTCTCTGAATTATACGAGAAAGAAAAAGATGGTGCAATTGAAGGAGGTGGTAAGGCACCAGGTGTACAGTCTCTATTTAACGCGTTCAACATATTTAGATACAGTAAATTCGGGTTAAATACTGAAACTTACGACATAGAAAAACACATGGACTCCCCTACTAATGAGGATGCGCCGGCTATCAAAGAATATGTTAATAAGATATCTAAAAAGACGAGAGAGCTAGTAGGAGACGATATTGCAGATAAATTTAAAACTTTTAATGATGAAAGGCAGAAAATAGAAAACCCATCTGCAAGTACAATAATAGAATGGGCTAGAAATCAAGGCGGAGGGGAACCTAATAATCCAATTAGCCCGATGCCATATACCAGTAGTGATTTTTTATGGTGTAAATATTACGGTAAAGTGCCTAACAACCGAATGCTTACTTTACGAAGATATGCAGTACCAATAGAAGATAACTTAGCTAATCTAAGTAAGAATCAATCTCCATTTACTCCGCTTGCTCAGGCTGTTAGTTGGTATGGTAAAGATATAGATAATGATTTAAATAAAATATTAAATATAGATTGGGGTCTAGGCTGGCTAACAAAAGACGCAGATGTAACAGATGTAACAGGTAATGAGATTAGTGTAGATGACCTTTTAAGTGAATTAGGAGTATCTGGCAAGAATTCAGCAGTATATACAGGAGTCAAGAATGCCCTATTCGGAGGGGGAGATACCGTCAGTATGGCTGAAATTAGCGGATATGACGTTAAAATGAATAAGTATATAACAGAGGCGTACGGCAAAAACGGTCCATATTGGAACAGAGTATTAGGACCTGTAAATGTGGTAAATAAGACTTTAACTAGGACTAGGGGATTTGATTATATGAAAGATATAGAATTAAACTTTGAATATTCTCTTAGGTCATATGGAAATATAAATCCTAAGATAGCATTTATAGATTTATTGACTAATTTTTTAAGCTTAACATATAACACTGCTCCTTTTTGGGGAGGTGCAATAAGATATTTTGCTAAGACTGGAGTTAAAATAAACCCTACAGGAATGGAGGCGAATATATTAAATGCAGACATGCCAGGGGCGTTACAGCAAGGAATTGAAAATATATCTGCTCAAGTAAAATCTAATTTAGACCACTATTCTAAAGTAATACAGGAAACTGTCCAAGCAGTAGATAATGCTAAAGGAAAAACGGCAATAGATCAAAGTAAAGGAAATTATCAAAAGCTAGATACCAAAGGAACAGCAGGACTTGCAGATAAATTAATAGCAGGTAAGCTAGGAGGGTTAATGCAATCACCGCTTTCATATAGATCGCTATTAGATGGAAGAGCAATAGGAGAATGGCACCTTACAGTAGGAAACCCGATGAATCCTATGGCGATGATAGGTAATCTAGTAGTTAAAAGTGTAGCTATGACATTTGGAGAAGTATTAGGAATAGACGATTTTCCTACAGAATTTAAATTTAAAGTTATGCTTCAGCATGGAAGACCTAGAGCAAAACAGGATATCGAATCAATTTTTAACTTAGGTAATGGATTTATGACAACATCTGCAGTTGCTCCACCAAGTTCAGCAATGAATACTTTAGGGGAATACAATAATAAAAAAGGTTTCATAGGTAAAAATAACTTAGATGGAATTAAAAAAGGTGTGACCAGTTTAGCTCAAGCACCAGATGCTGACTCTCTGGATCCTGAATCACCAGATGTTGCAAATGCTAGAAAGACGATAAGTACTTTCTACGGACAACCTTATGGTAATAGTGATTCGGTTCCTAATTACTTTAAAAATTACGTTACAAAAGATTAATTATGTTAAATAGCAAGATATTAAAAAATAAAAAGGTAATAGAAGACGAGGATAAGGAGATTATTACTGATATGATATACAGCACCTTTAAGTTTCCAGATGAAAACATAGGAGGCGGTACTATTAGAGTACTAGAAGAAGAAAAAATGAGACCTGATCTTGTTTCAAATAGAGTACTAGGGGAACAGGGTAACTGGGACGCTCTTTTAAAATACAACGCAGTATCTAATCCGTTTTCATTAAACGAGAACGATATTCTATATATGATACCTGCAAGTAATATATCGTCAATGTATATTAAACCTAGAGATATACAGGAGAGAGGAAGTAAATCAGAAAAACAATTTAATCCTGTCATAGATCCAAAAACTCAAAAGGATAAAAGCAGACTGTCTAATTTAAGTAATAAAAATCAGCTTCCGCCAAACATTAACAGCGAAACCGACACTAACGTTAAAGTAAAAGATGGTAAAATAGTATTCGGTGAAGATGTTACTACTGTGAATAAGAATAATTGTCCAGTTCCAATATCCAGATCTAGATTACAAGCATCATTACTTAAAGATAAACTATTTATATAATGGCAGCTAAAGATATAATAAAAGTATTGAGTAAACCATCAGTTTCTCTAAAAGAAATGTCGCTGCCTGATGACGTTAAATTAAGTGAAAATAATACGAATCATATAGTAGGTAAAGGAGGCACTGGTACTAAGGATTCAGCAGGAGCATTAAAGCCTCTAGTATTTATAAATTCTGTTTATGTTAACGATATTGAATATTTATGCATAGACGAAACAGAAGATATACCTAAATTAAAGATTATATTTAAGGATACATTAGGAGAATTAAATGGATCAAATTATCCAAAAAACGATCCTATTGTTAGTGTGTATATAAAGACACAGAGTGAAAAATTTAAACCTATAAGATGCGACTTTTTAATTAAGGAGATGAAGGCAATAGGGGAGGAGAATACTGCGTTTTCGATATACGGAGAGCTGTATATACCTAAGCTATACAATAATGTATCTAAGAGTTATAGGAACATGAGTTCTAAAGAGGCAATGTTAGAACTGGCAAAAGATATTAATTTAGGATATGCTCAAAATGAATTTAGTACTTCCGATACTATGACTTGGATTAATTCAAATAATAACTATTTAGATTTTATTTCTCATATTAGCAAACATGCATATAAAGACGACGATACATTCTTTACTTCTTTCATTGACAAATATTACAATGTTAACCTAATAGATGTCGCTGAGCAGTTAAATATCAGTTCAGATATTAATATGACACATCAAAATACTGCAAATGCAATGTTGCAAAATCCTACTACAGAAATATCTGAAATGCCAGGAGGTTCAGAATTTGATGATATTTTAATTCCAATATATTTAAGCAATAACCCAGTAGATATAGGAAGACCTCAGTTTATTAATGACTATCGGTTAAGCGGAGAAGTCGGATCAATTCTTAGAAATAGAGGATATCGACATCAGATTTACTATTATGACCATAAATTAAAAGACGACAAGTTTACTAGTTTCTATGTGAATCCGATAAATGTTAAAGGGTATAAAAATAGAGACTTATCTCTTATACCTGACGATGAAATTTTAAGATCTAATTTAATTAAGAAATGGCAAAGTATAGATTACGGAAATGCTCACAGTGAATGGCACGCGGCTAATACTATAAATGAGCATAATAATATAGAGTTAAATAAAGTAAAGATGAATGTAATAACAGAAGGAGTAAATTTTCAAGTTATTAGAGGAACTGGAGTGTTTGTATCTATATATAAAGACCCTGACAGTTCAAAGATTCAACAATCATCTCGAAAAGAAACTAGTGCATTAGTAGACGATGCTAAAGACACTCCAGTGATAGACGATACTTTAAGTGGAAAATATTATGTAAGTGGAACTAAGTATATATATGATTCAAACTTTGAAACATATAAGTATAAAACGCTATTTCAATTAAGAAAAATGAACTGGAAAGCTGAAAAAAACGTATTATAATAATGCATAATTTTATAAATTTAAACAGTAAGCATAATAATTTTACTAAAGGAGTGTTTTTAGACTCATTCGACGAGCCTACTTACTTAACTTTTGCTTTGGATTTTAGATTTGAAGATGCCCCGTCGTCATCAGCAGTGGATGAAATAAATTTAAAAAACAGTCCATTATTTAATTCTTCAGGATCAGCTAGTGCCACGAACTTCTTAACAAATCGCGGATATCTGGCTCAAGCAGACGGCCTTGCTACATTTAGAGAGATACTTAGGCATTTGACTTTTAATGCTCCTTGGTATTTTCAATCGATCACCGGATTAGATAAATTATATGAAAACAACACTGATATGTCTAAAGGATGGAAAGGAGATAAAGCGATATTAGAAGTAAAGACTTTAGAGGCAGTTGATTTAAGAATATCAGAGCTTGCAGGATTATATAGAAATGCAATATTTGACGCTAAGCATAGAAGAGAACGAGTTCCTGACAATCTTAGATGGTTTTCAGTTGATGTCTATATAGCAGAATTTAGAAATTTGAGATTTAGACTACCAGGAGAAACTCAAGGAATAGCAAACGCGCTAGGAGTAGACACTGGATCTATAGGTAATATAGTAGGAGGAGGAAATATTCTATCTAATGTAATGGATGAATATGGATTTATTAAATTTACATGTAGACAATGCGAGTTTGACTTTTCTGAATCTTTACCTGGAGGCCAAAAATACAGCGTAGGAGGAGATGATAAATCCCCAGATAATAATAAATTTTCTATAAAAGTAGGATGGTTTGAAGAAGAAGCTAAATTCGGTGACGGTACTAAAATATACGAAGATCCTGAAAAAACAAGTGTACGTAATCCATGGGGATTAAGAAACATGGCGAATAAAGCAGAGAATACTGCCAATTTCCTAAGTGGACTTCCAATTATAGGAGACGATATTCAAAAAGCAGGGCAAAAATTTTCTAATAGTCTATCTAAAGTAGGAGGATTCATTAATCCTGCATTACAGGCAGCAAGTCAATTTATAGAACCTCCAGTAGATAGTTTAGGGGATGCATATAGTAACGGATATGCTTCTAATGGAGATAAAGTTCCGCCTAAACAAAATCCAACAGATGAAAACGTGTATGGAAATTAACAGTACAATATAACATGGATAAGTACGATCAGACCTATATAGGCATAGTAGAAAACATTAAGGACGAAAGAAAAGAAGGCCGATGTAAGATACGAGTTTTTGGATTACATGAAGGAGTAGAATCAGAAGATCTTCCTTATGCACATCCACAACAGAAAAGCACATATTTCGGAGCTGGCGGAGCAGCAGGTTCAATATCGATACCGAAAGTAGGATCAGTTGTTGCAGTAAAATTTAACAACGGTAATGAGTATAGCCCTGAGTATTATGGAATACATGAGTTAGAAGAAGGAATTAAGAAAGAACTAGGCAAGGAAGGTGAATATGCAGGTACTCACATTATGTTATTTGACGGAGACGAAGAGCTTAAGATATGGTTCACTTTAAATAAAGGAATGACAATACAGCTTAAAGGGTCTAGAATTAACATAGGACAGGATAAGGCTATTACAATAGAACACAGCGATACAGCATCTTCTATAGAATTAAGAGGTGGAGAAATTAATATAACATCTAATAGTGTAATAAATATGACATCAGGAAGTGAAATAGAAGCGACATCTAATGATATTTGGATAAACGGAAACTTTGTTAAAGTTGGACATAGTCCTATTGTTCAAAATGCTGTTTTAGGTGATAGTTTATTTTTATTGCTTACTCAAATGGCCACCATGATAGATGCTAAACTTCCTACTACTTTAGGAGCAGCTGCTACTTTAGTTGAAACCTTTAAGAGTTTTTCCCTTTCAGAAACGGTTAAAATATCTAAATAGAATCATCATATGTAATCATATTGATATTATTATCTTTTTTAAATTCTTCCCAGCTATCTGAGTCCATTATATTAGGAAATCTTTTACCACCGTTGCATGTTTTTTTAACATACATTTTAGCAGGAACATTACATCCACAGAATATACAATATCCATATTTCATGCAATCATCTTTACAGATATTTGCTCTATATACAACCTGCTCACGCTCATGTTTAGGTAGAAGGTTTAATTTATCTCCTAATCTCTTAAGGTGCCCTTCTATAAAATAGAATATATTTCTAAC